TTATGGCATTGCAATGGCAACTATTATGAAGCCTGCTTTAGTAACTATGAAGCCAATCTTTCAGCTTATTTATGAGCAAGGCGTGAAAGATGGAAAAGCGGAAAGTAAGGATGGGTGAAATGTTATTGACTACTGATGAAGTTGAACTAATCAAAACATGTGATGAAAGCCCTGAACAATATATTGCAGTTTTTCAAGGTCAACAGATTGGATATCTCCGATTAAGACATGGCGAATTTAGAGTTGATTATCCTGATTGTGGTGATGAGACAATTTACTATTCGCAAGAAATGCTTGGCGATGGAAAGTTTGAAGATAGTGAACGTGAGTACTTTTTGATGAAGGCCAAAAAAGCAATCGTTAAGAAGTTTAATGAAATGGAGGGGTAAATGGAAATTGATCGTCGTGTACGTGCTAAAGAGTTTATGATGCTAATGTCTATTGGCCGCACTAAATTCTATCGCATGATTAAGAATGGTGAAATTCCTCAACCTATCAAGGTAAGTGACAAAGAGGTATTTTGGCACGAATCTAGTGTTAAGAAAGTTGTCGAAAAACACAAAGATAATTCTGATATGATAGCCTGCTAATTGCAGGCTTTCTTTTAAGTCGAGTGTGTTTAAAAACGGGTAATTAAACGGGTAACACTCTAGCCATTTAGAATTTAATTGATCATTTTCAAAAGGTTAAGATGAACAAGATAGTTGTAAAGAATAATAAGTGTCGATGTTTATTTTAATTCTCTATAGTTCCTTTTTTAAAGCTAAGTTATTGAATTATAAAAGTTGATGTTCTTATTAGTTCCTTATAGTTTGTTTACATCCTCCAAAAAAACGGGTAATAATGCGGGTAACGAACTAATTACTCTTACCTCATGGCCTCTGCAAAACTTTCTGATCTTAAAATTAAAGCACTGAAACCTAAAGAAAAAGTCTACAGAATATTAGATGCAGATAGACTTTACATAGAAGTCCGACCTTCAGGTGCTAAAGTTTGGCGGTTTAAGTTTGTTTTTAATGGTAAAGAATCTTCTATGAGTCTTGGCGAATACCCGGCTATTACTTTGGCAGACGCTAGAATCTTAAAGGATGAAATGCGAGTAAAATTAGCCAAAGGTATTCACCCAGTAGAAGATAGGCAAAATAATAAGGCCAAGGCATTAGAAGAAGGAAAAAATACATTCAACGCTATTGCAGCCGAATTTAAAGAAAAACGTATGACGTTGAAGTCTGAAATTTATCAAGAGAAGTTCGATACTGCTTTAGAAAAAGATATATGCCCAGTTATTGGCAAAAAAAATATTAAAGATGTGACTGCGGCTGACGTATTGAAGATTTTAAATAATACGATTAATCGTGTTACTAAAGAAACCAATGGAAAAATGACGGGTGAATCTGCTGCTTTACAAAATCGAAGATTCATTGGTGCTGTAACTCGTTATGCAATTGCTACTTTAAGGCTTGAGAACGACCCTACTTATGCTGTACGTGATGTGATCAAGCGCCCTCGTGTAAAACATGCAAGAGCTTTAACCAAAGAAGAAAGAAAAAAAGCAAGAACTCAATTGCCTAAATACAATGGAACAGAAACGGTCAAAAATGCTGGCTTCATTCTCTTATATACAATGCTTCGGGCAATTGAAATTAGAAAAATGCAATGGAAATGGGTCGAGTTTGATACACGACTTATTAGATTTCCAGAAGAGGCAATGAAAAAATCCAGAATCCATATTCTCCCTATATCTGACCAAGTATATGAAGTACTTAAGCGTCAATATACAATCTCTGGTGATAGCGAATTAGTTTTCCCTGCTATTTTCAGTAAGAAAAATGATGGCATGTTAGCTAAAGAAACGCTTAACAGTATGCTTGAATATATTGGCTTAAAAGGCGTTACCACTCATGATTTTAGAGCTACAGCTTCTACCCTACTATATGAAAAGGGCTATGAGGAAGCTTGGGTAGAAAAACAGCTTGCTCATGCTGAATCTAACAAGACAAAAGCATCGTACGACCATTCGCAGCACTTAGAGGCTAGACGGAAAATGATGCAAGACTGGGCTGATATTGTGGATAGCTGGAAAGACTAAAAACTTTGCTTCTTATCAAAGGTCCATCTTTTACCGTTGTATGTCACAGTGCCATCTAAATTTATTGGCAACTCTTTTAATGAGTAATCATAGATTTTAAGAACAATCCCGTTCTTATCTAAATCAGCGGGTAGATTGCAAGTATTCTCCATCCTGCCCGCTTCCGAAACCATGATCATGACTTGCGACATCACAAAGCCCTTACACAAATCGAGACGTTCACATTACTATTTATAGTGTGAGCTGTGCAACCTGAGAAAAGGAGGCACAGCAATGTGATGATCGATGCAACTTTGGTACGTTTGCACATATAAGTTACTTCTTTAAAAAGAGTGCTCGTTCTGCTTCTCGTCGACGAACTAGACCTTTCATAACTTTACCGCCTGCCTTATTCCATACAAGGAATTGATCAGCAGCGCCTTGATAGTCACCTTTATTAAGTTTCTTCAATAAAGTTGAATTGGCTAAATTGGTTTCACCAAGGTTATAAGTAAAAGATGCTAGAGCATCAAATTGATTTTGAGTTATGGGAACTGTCACAGATTCATTTACAGTCTTTTCAAATTTAGCTAAGTCGTGTTTAAAATAGGCTTTAGCTTGCTCAGGTGTGCAAATGTCACCTTGCTTAACCTTCACACCATTTGGATAAACTGTGGTGCCAGTGCCAATGGTCCAGACTCCTACACCATCATCGTAAGCATTGAATCGCGTGCCCTCAAAACTAGTTATTAAATCTATACCATCATCACTTGTAGTTTTTCCACCTGGTGCAAGTTTTTCGACCACTTTATTTAGATCGTCTACTTGCGCCTGTGTAAGCTTGCCGCCTGCAATTACTCGGGCAGCATCGAAGAATGGTTTAGTTGTCATTGGATTCACCTTTCTTTTTCTCTAACTCAGAGCTACCAAAATAAAAGCCACATGCAGTTGTCATAGCCCCTGCAATAAAACCCAATGCCGTATTAATCAGATTGCTATTTTCACGTGGCATATCCACAAAAAATAAAGCAATCACTAAAACAAACATCAGTCCCACTAATGCGAAAGCTAGATAAGCTCTTGTATTTTCACTGTTCATCGTCCTGCTTTCTCCAATCGTGATACTTTCTCTTTAATTAAAGACTGGTCTTGGCTTAATTGAATAATTGAAGAACCAACCCAAGCACATAAAGAAAATACGATGCCTGCAAATATTCCCAGCAATACACGTAGCACAGAAATTCCACCATCTTGCGCTGCTGTGCGGTTTTCTAAATTGGCGACTTTGATATCTAATGTATCGATATCTTTTTTATTCTGTTCGCTAGTCTCTTTGTGCGCTTCATTAATGAAAGTCAGTCGAGTAACATGATCTGACAACATGCGAATATCACTCTGAATGGAGTCGATTTTCTTTTCAAATCTCAACCCGTATGATTCATTTTCAGTCATGCCTTCCCCCTTTCGTTTAGGCAATAAAAAAGCACCCGGTTGGGTGCTATCTAAGAAATTTCTAAATTAAAAATTTACTGCTTCAATTTCTTCATATGTCAAAGCAGTTTCAATTTTCTGTCGTGCAATACGCCCTCTTTCATGAATGTTATTAATGTGCACTGCAAGTGCTGTTTTTAAGTCAATCAATTGATCAGGACTAAGATTAACAACTGAATTATCTTTTAAAGTCCACTCAACTGATACGCCGAGCAAAGCAGCAGTAGCAATTCTTAATTGAGAATTATGGTCTGAATCATAAAGCTTATTTTCAAACTCAAAACCGCCAAACTCATACTGATCCCGAATCTGTTTGATTTGTTCCCATTTGTGCCTTTTCACATCTTCTAAAGATCGATTATCGACCCACTTCTTAGTTTCATAATCGAAGATATGATATGGCGAGGGTTGAGCAGGCATCTCTACCCACCCACCCTGATAAAACATATTTGGATAAGGAGGATCATCTAAAGCTACACACCCCTCCGGAGTATTCAGCTTGATCATCTCTTCATTACCAAAAATATGTCCAATAACTTCACCATTCTTTGAAACTAATACCGTCACTTTTTAAGCTCCAATGTTGATAAAGATGACATGGTGATTATTGTAGGAGCTTCGGCAAAGCCACCTTGAGCTACAAATGAACCATAATAAATATTGGAGTATTTTGTGATATATGCCAGCTGAAGCACTATAGTTTTTGTACCAGTGGATGCAGGTAAGATATAAACTGGCGTTGCTGTAACCCCGATAAAGCGGATTGTACTATTCCCATCATAAAATGTTGGGTAAATTTCCTGAGTGTATGCAACAGTACCATTTACTAATACCCGACAAGCCAATGTCACACATTTCAAAATGTCGTAGGAGGATGGATATTGTGTGATCCTGACCTTACAGTCAAACACAAACGATCCATCAATCCTTAGCTTGCCTCCTTGGGTTTCTACATTAAGAGTCACTAGGTCTTGTGTATAGGCAACCGAACCCGCCATTGAATTAGAAACAGCAAAATAAAACTTACGCTCTGATTGATTAATTACTCCAGAAGGAACAGTGACTGCTTCATCTTGAATTTTTAAAGTATCTACTGCTCCGTTTTTAATGTGAGCATTATCAACTTCAATATCACCTAAATCAGCACTAATAGCACTTAAGTTTTCTGCCCAGATTCGATTCGCATTGATATACCCAAAACTAGCATTATCAACATATAAGCCACGCGGAATAACTGTGCCATTAGGCAAAGTCACAGGAGTATTCTGTAATGTCATTAGGGGTTTTGGCTCTATTCCATCAATACCCACAGGTGTGCCAAATTGGATGCAATCATAGTTAAAAATGAAAGTAGAAGTCGTACCATCATTCATTGATCCATGACCAGAAACATGGCCATTTACATCGAACTTAGTAAACTGCTGAGCATAGATGCCATCTACACTTTCAGTGACATTTTGAATAGACGCACTATTCTCACCGACTTTTGTTTGCAACGTTTCCGTTACTTTTATCGTTGAAGAAATAGCACTAGCATTTGCATTGATTTGTTGCTGAAACAAAGCATTGCTCTCATTCATTTGTGCAGAAACTTGATCTGTACGTTTAGATTGAGCCAAATCACCTTCGATACGTGCAGATTGCTCTGACCATACGCCTGCATAACCACCTTCATTTCCGATTAAGTCAGATTCTGAACCGATTAACGGCGGGTTGAGCTGGGCGTATACACCATCAATACGGGTTGTTTGAGCAATAATCCGATTATCAACATCTTTAATATCTGATTTAACTTGAACAATGTCACCCGTAGTGGCTTTGTCTTTCAACTCAATATTGATGTTCTTGATAGCTTCAATGTTTGCTGACGATTGATCGACACCCAGTTTTGCAGTATCTCGAACTGCCGCAAGAGCACTATCATTGCTGGCAATATAGTTATCAACCTTTTGGACTGTAACCTTATCGCCATCAATGCGCGCTTGCACTTCTTGCCGTGTATAAGCTTGTAAATCCCCCAATTCTGCAGTGGTCGAATCAACTCGCTTACTTACAGCAAGATCACCCTCAATACGCGCCGATTGCTCTGACCAGACACCCGCATAACCTCCTTCATTACCTACCAATTCAGATTCTGAACCAATCAAAGGCGGGTTGAGTTGAGCGTAAACACCGTCAATACGAGTTGTTTGAGCAGTGATCTTATTATCAACGTCTCTCACATCAGATTTGACTTGCTCCAGTGCACCAGTGCTTGCCTTGCCCCCCAAATCGACTTTAATAGACTGGATCTGCTCTGCATTGGCAGCTGATTGAGAAGCTGCTGCACTCGATTGAGATAATGCGGTTGCTGCATTCGTTTTCGCTTCATTCGCATTAGCTGCTGCACCATTTGCCGTATTAACTGCATTACTTGCAGTTGAACTTGCTGCAGATGCTTCTGCATGTGCTTGTTGTGCAATCGATGCCGCTGAATCAGCTTGTGATACGGCTATTTCGGCTTTGCTTATCGCACTTGCTGCATTCTGCTTTGCTTCACTTGCATCTGTTGCAGCTATATTCACACGACTGTCGAGTGCAGTTAAAGCCTGAGCATTACTTTCAGACTTAGACACGGCTGATTCAGCACTTTGTCGAACATTCGCAAGAGCCTGATCATTACTTGCACTGTAATCAGTTAGAGCTTTAGCAATAACTTTGTCGCCCTCAATACGCGCAATTTGCTCTGAATTTATGCTTGCAGCATTTTGATTTATAGAAACAATTACTTGATCTGTACGTTTTGCTTGTAATAAATCTCCTTCTTGTACAGCAGATAAAATTGACCAGACACCCGCATAACCACCATCATTGCCGATTAATTCAGATTCTGAGCCAATCAACGCTGGTTTAGTTACGACCTCAACACCTGTTACACGTTCAGCCAATGCTTTATCTGCATCAATTCGCGCATTACTTTCATTTGTAACTAGTGCGCGAGTTTGAACATCATTTTCAACTGACTCAGCTCTCACTGTTTCAATTAATAATGCATTTGCAGAGTCAGCATCAGCACGGGCTATTGCTTCCTGTTGTATTGCTGCTGCATTATCGCCAGCTTGTGCAACCACAGTATCAATTCTTTGACCCAATGCACTATCAGCATCAGTTCTGGCCTTTTCCTCACGTTGAATTGCGGCTGCATTATCTGAAGAACTAGCACTAACCGCTTCAATTCTCTGAGAGAGATGTTCATCACCTTCAATACGCTCTTCTTTTTCAGAAGTAATAGCCGTATCACGCAACTTTGCTTCTGCAAGAATTGCAGCTTCACGTGCCTTTTGTTCTGAAAAATCAGCATTAATCCTGTCTTGAACTTCCTGAGCTATCAACTGATTTGTTGAATCAATATCTTTGATTCGCGCATCGCGTTCTAACGTAAGGTTATTGTTTGCTTGATCTACAGCCTGCTGAACAGAGTCTTTACGGTCTTTAACTTCTTGCGAAATTTGGTCTTTGGTATTCTTGATGTCCTGCTTAATCTCAGGAATCTGAACATCAATAGTCTCAATTTGATCAATCTTAGTTTTTAAATCCTGACTAAGTTGAGTTTCACTGATTTGATCATTTAAGAGCTCAAGAACATCTGTAGCATCGGCAGAAGTTGTCGCATGAGTCCAATCCGACCATGGCCCAATATTTCCGATTCTATCAATCAAACGGCCACGATAGAATTGAGTTAAGTTAGGTTGTAAACCTTGCAAAGTATGTGTTGTCGTTGGATAAGCAAATAAACCCAATTGAGCAATGTTGCTGGTACCATCCGGTGAAACTTGAATCTCGGTATAAGCCGTATCAAGTGCGCCAGTTGCAGGAAAACCCCAATTTAGGCGCATACCAAACAAAATACCTGTTGCTTGGATGAATGCTAAAGCTGGTGGCAAACCTTGCTTGCCATTAAGCTTAGTGACAACTGAATAAGTTGGTAAAGAGGAAATATCCGAAGCATTAACCGCTGTAACTTTTGCTTGATAGTTGCCAGCATAAATACCCGGCAACTCAATTGAGTTATTGCCGGTAACTGGCAGCTTAATCCAGCTACCATCATCTTTCCGCCATTCAACCAGATACTTAACCGCACCTTTTGCTTGCGTCCAAGACACAACCATGGTGGCAACATTAATACCTTGATCCACCCGATCTTCGCTTGTAATAACAATATTTGAAACTGGTTCTTGAATATTGGGATTAACAATTGAAATTGGCACATCGATATAATGAGCGCCATGATCAATTGCATCAAACTTTTTCGGATTGTACTCAAGCGCTGTAATAGTAAATTGATGTGAATCACTTTGAACTACTGACAAAACCCTAAATTTAAGCGTTGCCAAATCTTGAGCATCAATAACCCATACGTTTTGAGGTGCAATTTCATCAAAAGCTACAGAAACAGTTATGACGCGGCCTGTAATTGCTTGGACAATACGAGTTTGAGCTTTCCCGTTTTCTCCATTAATGATGAGTCTATCACCCGCTACTGCGACCACATCATCACGGTCAAGAGTAATGCTTTTTCGATCTGCTGAAATTGCTGAAATGCGACCACCGTTTGCTCTTCCAGCAAAAATAGGATCCGCAAATTCAATCACTTTACCTGGCAAAGGAATATGGCCGTCTAATCCAACTTTAAAAGTCACAGTACGTGTTTCAAGTTGTTCAGACTTTAAAGCCCACAGGCCTGCTCGTTGTGCTTGCCCACGCGATGTACAGCCCCAAGCATCAAGCTCGAGTAAGCGCACCTGTTTCATTTCAGAAATAGCTTTTTCATCACGCACAAATTCATATTCAGTCTTATAGTGATTGGCTGGGTTATCCCAAGCTACTTTTACTGCATTATGTCTATCACGGGCGCGTGTACCATTATGATCCGGCTCCCCGATAATATTGGCACGCGTATAAGTGAAATAGGTATCTTGTGGAATATCAGCATCACAAACAATGCTATCCCCATCCCAATAAGTAATAGCTCGAAAAACACCAGCTAATTTTGTAAGAATGCTATAAGCATCTTCAGCGCTCTGAAGATAAATGTTACATGTGAAA